CATCAGATTTTTGAAAGTCTTTAATCCATGATCCAATACCGTCTGAAACTTTTAATGGCATTTCTTTATTCCTTATGAATTTTTCCTATAAGATTTTGTTACATCACCCATACTATATGTTGCACTTGTACTCTTCTGTCCACTATAACGATTAGTCTTTTGTAAAGTCACAGGCCCTGCACTGAATTTTGTACTATTAGTATAGCCAGTTTCAGGTGATCCTTTACGAGTGAGTGTTGTAGTACCTCTTTGATAAGTTGCCTTTTGATAACCAGGAGTAGAATCTGGTCTATATGATTGTGTAGCTTGGAAGCCTCCAATCTTAGGAGTAGTGTAACTACGCATACGTCCACTACGATCTTTTACAGTTGTTCCTGCATCACTCTGTGTTGTAACTCTATTTGCTGCTTTGTTAACAGTTGTAGTAACACCTTGTGAATTAGTGGTAGTTTGCTCTCCCATTTTATCTTTTCTATTCTTTTGCATGACATCTCTAATACGAGCTTTTGCTAGCATCCTATCATGCCGACTTTTATCAAACTGCTTCTCTCTATCAATTCTTCTTTGTGCAGTTTTTTCGTGGTCTACTTTTTCTAAAAGTTCTACATCATCTAACCACTTTCTAAATCTCATACCGTTTGCCTCTACTATTACATAGTTACTACCTAATTGATCAATAGTTGCAACCTGTGATGTTTCTTTTATGACAACAGAATCACCTACAGAAAATAATTCTCCTGAAATATATGCTTCTCTTGTTTCTGAAACTGGTTTAAGTTGAACATGATTCTTAAATTGTTTTTCTTCTTTTAGTCCAAGTCCTTTACGAACTGCATTAAATACTTTCTTTGCATCTGAGTTTGAAAGCTTCTTTGGCATATATTGCATAAACTGAGTGAAGTCACCGCTCTCTGCGTATCCTCTTAGTTTAGTACCAGATACACCTTCAACACCTTTTGATTCTGGATCACGCTTTCCAGCATTCAAAACATCAATACGTTCGAAATTGTAAAAGCCATGTCTACCTTTTTTACCATTATACTTATTCAAAGTAATATCATATTCTGTTACTCGATCGGCTCCGGCAACAATAACAATTCTCTTAAATCCTTCATTATAAAAAGCTGTCATAGCATCGAAAATAGTTTTTAATTTTTTGTCAAGCATAATTTGACGAGCATATTGAGGAAATCCTTTGCGAGCAAATTTTACTTTATCAACAAATGGAATAGGATTCTTTTTGTTGTCTGTAGATTGTGTAAGATAAATTCTAAATGGATTCCTACCAGCTTTGGCTTTCAAAAAATCTAAAAGTTTCTCATGACCAGCAGTAGGTGGATTCATTCTCCCCCATACAAAATAAAGAGTTTTTTCCTCTTCGACTAAATATGTCTTAAAAGAGTTAATCATGCTTTTTTACGTTCAACCTCTTTTTTACGTACGTCTTTGAATAACTTACGAGCTAACATTTTAATACGTTGTTTCACTGCAGGTTTTTCTAAACGCTTTTCAATTTCTTGTCTTTTATTATAAGACAATTCATCCTTTGCAATACCTTTAGTCATTTTTTTCAGAATAAAGGTTTTAGCTTGTCTTAAAGCTCTTTTTTCTAATTTCTTTTTATCAGCCATTTTACGCTTAGCGCGTTTACGACCAAGCTCAATTTTTGGCTTGAGTCTTTTCATTAGTCGTTTTCTGGATAATCTTTGCTGAATGCTTAAAGCTTCTTCTGTAGGACGAGGTTCATGAGTAGAAGAATATTCTGCATTTGAACCAGCACCTTGTCCTTTACGGCGCTTATAAGCTTTGTACTTTGTTAATTCATCTTCGCCTGGTCTATAATCGACCGTCATCATATCCTTGAAGCGCAATGGTTTTGCCATTGTTAAGTCCTTCCTGGTTTATCCCATCCCTTTAATATATCCGGCGAAAAGTTGGCGTATGAAAATTCCATACGATCAACAATTTTCACTGCATCACCACCAAGTTTATCTATTGCAACATAACCTTCTTGACCTGTTACTCTAAATCCGTTTTTAGTCTTAAGGAATGTGCTTACATTATTTAATTTGTTAAGTATATTTATAATTTTCAACTTTGCTAGAACTATATATTTTTGTAAATCGAATATCTTTTGTAAAGATTTTCTATTCTGTTGAGAAAAAAATTGTAAAATTTCATCTAGCTTTTTTCGTTGGGTTGATTTTCCTGCTTCTGTTTTCCGCTTAGATATTTCGGTATTATACTTTCCTTTGATATAACGTATGAGGCCAGCCACATGGCTACTCGTATTTTGAATAACTTGACCTTTACGTACAAAGGTATTATTATAAGTTTCAATAGTTTGAGCAAGGGTTGGGTTCCTTTCTAATTCACGCAATGTTGAACCACTTATTTGATTGAAAATTTTTCCAGCTTCACTTAAGTAAGAATTTACTTCTGCAGTATCTTTCTTTGACATTGTTAAATTAGTCATGTCTCTCAACATTGCATCTTGAGACCAGACATTTTTTGACTTCTTAAACTTAGTTACATCTACACCATAAGATGCTTTCATCGTTTCGAACGAGGAACCTTGGTACTGTGTATGCCATACGATCCCGATTTTGGTACTTGAGATCTCCTTGGCCATTGCCGTGCCTGCTGGCACTGCATATATGATTGTATTAGGGTGAAAGGTAATATATTCTTGATTTTTAATTTTTTGTCTTTTAACGTCTTCTCGAGAAAACAGGAAATCACCTTGTACAACTCCTTTGATTCCTAGTTCAGGTAAATATTTAAGAGCCAACTTAAGTTTGGCAGCAAGATCGCCAGAAGCATCAGCATCAATATCAGCATCACTCTTGTATACTTTGGGAGATTTGTTAAAGATCCCTTTTTTCGCCACGAAGAATCTGCCATCACTAGGATCAGTGCCAGCAAACACAGCAGGAGCTCCATCCCACTTAACAGATACGTTTCCATCATGCACTCCTCCTAGCATGTCTCTAAGAGAACGCAATGCCATGATAGCATCACGTGCTCCTTTGACTCCTCCATAGATAACCTTATCTTCAATGTGAGTCATGTGTGTATTTTTTTGTTCAGAAATAAACTCTTTGAATTCCATTATTTGATGCCTAGCATATGATTGAAAATGACTTCACAATCTTTTTCATTATCTAAAGAGTACGGCGACTTAACACCTTTAAGCTTTAAGTTCCCTTGAGCTCTTAAGTTAACAGTAGAAACATTTTCTCCCTTAAATTCTCCGGTCTTTAACATCGATGCACCACCTCTTACTAATCTCATATAAATTTCTATCTCACCAGATAACTGTGGAACCGGAAGATTAAGAGGATTTTTCTTCAAGTAAAATAAGCCTAGCTTTCCAATTTGAATGTAATAACAATTTTTACCAGCGTACCAATCATGAATAAATTTGGTATTGAACTTTACTGTTGTGTTTGTAGGTTTTAGTTTTCCTTTTGCAACTGCTTGTTCCCAAGCTGGTTTAGTACATCTAAATGGAATTTGATTGATTTGTTGGTGAAGTTTCTTTGGATCATATGTTTTTAGATGAGCCATCAAATTCTTATAGTCTTTAACTTTAGCTTGGCCTGCTTTAATTAAAAGTTCTTGAGTGTCAGCATCAATATTCTTTTTACCTTTTTCAGCAAGTGTCCAGTTTCTTCCATCAAACTTAACAGATGATCCTCCCATCTGAGCATTCTTATCCATTTTAATTTCAATGCCGATTTCTTTACCATGCAGATCCATATACATATCTACTACAGTACTATCGAACCCTCCAGAAAGATCTGGCTTGAGTTTTAGATCTGGATTTTTCATTTTAGTTAGGGCAGCTTTAACTGCTTTTCGTACTTTTGCTTCGTATTGTAGTCCTCCTACAGCCACAGTACCCTCCTCTAAAAAAGATTTGAAATTAAGCATAACACTCTCCATATAGATTTACTATACACTATTTATAAAGTTTTGTAAACAAAAAAAGGCGACCGTAGCCGCCTTTTTCTACTGGGA